TCAAGGTGTCAATGCATGGTCGAAAGTGATGAATGTTGTATTTTGCGCTTATATAAGATGTTTTTCTGAAAATTTTAGAAAATTATTGAAACCAAATGTTATATTAGCACAAGGTATGAGTGATGCTGAAATATCAGAACAAGTTACTTCATGTTTAAAACCTCATTACGAATTGGGTAAGAGGATACGTATCGGCGACACAGATCAGAAACAATATGATAAGTCTCAAAATAATGTAACTCATGCATTTGATACATTATTATTACAACTCACTGGCATCAATCAATATTATGAAGATCTATATCATGAAATGTGTGAAAGCTGGACATCATTTTATCCATCTTTTTTCAAATGTTATGGAAAATATACCAAACAATCAGGAAGACCCGATACATTTGATTTTAACTCTAGTTTGTGCTTAGCTATTAATGGTAAATTATTTTCTTTAACAACTTTTTTATTAGCAATTTTCAAAGGGGATGATTTTTCATTATTTAATGATTATATAAATATAGATGATCAAAATAGGAAGATAATAGAGGATCTGGGATTTATAACTAAACTTAATATTGGCGATATTAGTGAATTTACTGGTTTCATTGTCACACCATATGGATATTACCCAGATTTGATTAGAAATATTTGTAAAATTTTAAATAAGACAATAACATCAGAAGAATCGTTTGAAGAATTAAAATTAGCTGTTCATGATAGATTACAAGTTATTAATAATTACGCGGTTCAACGTTTAGGTCAACGATATCTTATGGAATATTATAATCTGTATTTTAAAGAAAATAAATATAACAACTATATCACACTAACTGATATTATTGAATTTGAAGAATTTTTATTTAATTTTAAAGGTTTAAAATATGATCATTTACCAATTTTACATCGTATGGCTGTTACTCTTTTTAATAATAATCATTAATTTATATAACTTTCTTTTCGTTTTAAATTGAAACAATTAAATATAATCTTAAATATAATATGGCAGAAAAAGCTTTACCCCCACTATTACCTAGTGATCATTCAACCCAATTGTTAAGTGGAGGTGAATTATCAGTTGAAAATACAAATGTCGTTAAAAGCAGAACCGGACATATTAATATAGGAGCTAATGCAGATACAACCGCTTTTAATGAAAGTATATTTGATCATTACTTAAAATTTCCAACTATTTTATATGACGGAACCATTTCCACCACCGCTCAAGTAGGTTCAAATCTTTATATATCCGAAGTTTCACCTTCACTCTTTAGATCAACTAAATTAACTCGTATAGCAAATATAGCAACAAATTTTAGGCAATGGAGCGGATCTTTTTTAATTAGGATGATATTTACTAAAGCAATTTTTATGCAAACCAAAATCATCGCTGCTTATATACCAGGTTTAACGTTAGCCGAAGCTGAAACATTATCAATTGCAGATTTATATGGTTGTCAATATCATGCAGTAATGAATCCTGATAATGATAACGAATTATCATTTGAAATTCCGTTTATTAGTGGCAAGAATTGGTTATCCATGGGTGAAAGTTCTGGCGTCTTTCTAATTAAATTATTTCAACCTTTAGTAGCATCACAGCCAACCGGTACATTGAACACTTCTATTCCATTCACTTTAATGTTATCCTCTACAAAAACTACAAGTTCTCCTGCTTTAACCTTTAGATATTTAGTAGCTCCAACTCTACAAAATAAAGTAATTGATAATGTTTTAAGATCAGAAGTTACTACCCAAATATCTCCACAAATTAAAAATACAGTTAATTCGTTTAGAGAATATAGTTCTATTTTACCGCCTAATTTTAATACATCACCCAGAATCGAATCAGTGGTAGCACTGCCAAAGGCTGCTTTTAGTGAAGCCATTGATCAAATTTATCCTGATCCTACAACAATTGCTATTGGTCGAAATTTTACTGCACCTTTACCTGATTCAACAAAGACCGTTTCATCTTTAAACAATTCAACATATTTATTTGATGGTGCTGAATTTCCCGTACCTTCTCCTTTAGATCCAAATTTCTTTCCAAGTCAATCAACTCCAACATCCACAATTTACTTTAGAAAATATACAAGCTTAAATGCTTTAGATAGGACCGCTTTAATTTCTT